TTCAGTGCGAGGACTGGTTAGAGCGCGCCGACAAGGCCCGACTTGAAGCAGTTGCAGAGCGTGACACCCTCAATGCCCGTGTGGCGGAGTTGGAGGCGGCGCTTACGGAAGTCTTGGCATTCCGCGCTCAAGTTGCCCACGGCAGCGTGAACCTCACAAGCCTAAGTCTGACAATGAACCGTGCGGAAACCGCCCTACAGGAGAAGACCGATGACTGAAACACAGAACCCCGCGCCGGAGCGGATTTGGCTTGAATACTACTCAGATGAACACTTTCTGCACCTCACGGAATTTCCCTGCGTCAGCCCATACATCCATGAATACATCCGAGAGGACGTTCACGAACGCATCGTAGCAGAAGCCGTAGCGGCGGCGGTCCAGACCGTGCTTGACGATGTGGGATACACTTATGAGCAGTTGGGTGAAGATGCCCGCGCCGCCCTACAGAAGGACCAGAGAGATGACCAGTGACACACAGAACACCGCGCCGGAGCGGATATGGCTGCAAGACGACGGCGATTACACGGGCGCAAAACAGGCGGCTTGGGATAGCGATACTGGCGTGACGTGGTGCGAGGACCAGATCAATGAAGACGACACGGGATACATCCGCGCCGACCTTCACGAACGCCTCGTCGCAAAGGCCGTGGCGGCAGCACTAGAAGAAGCCATCAACCGCGTCAACGGATGCGACCGCGTGTCGGAAGTGCAGCCTGCCATCCGTGCGCTGATCTATGAAAAACGCCCCGCCAACCGAGGCTGAGATAGAGAAAGGGGAAAGGTGATGAGACTAAAATACCACCCTCAATACGAGTTTGGAGAACACATCGGGCCGTCGTTTGAGTGGTTTGCATGGTATCCCGTTCGGCTTTGGTATGGCCGCATGGTCTGGATGCGCAAGGTATCTTGCCAGCGCGTGCAAAAACGCAGCCACCTTGATGGTCATTGCTGGCAATTCTGGTCTTACGCCGATGCGTAAAAAACCCCGCCAACCGAAGCTGACGGGGCCAGACCAAGCAGCCTAGACGTGGGCTAAACGCCAAGACCTCGCGGACGCCCGACACCATGCCGGGCTCAAGAACTGTAGGAGAGAACAGGATGACAGACAAGGAACAACGGGTGTGGCAGTACATCCTCGCCAACCGCAAGGCGCTGCCTTACGAGGTAGCGCAGGAGTGCGGCGTTACTGAGGAGTTCGTCCAGAGCTTGATCGACCGGATCGGCACGCCCGAGGGGGTTTGGCGGAACGCCGACAACGGCGCGGGGGAGTGGAACGCCATCCAAGAAACCGAGGATGAAGACATCCTCGTGGTGGCCGAGCGCTCTACCCGGGAGACGATCCTGACCACGGCCAAGGCGCTCACCTGCGGCGATCGCAACAAGAGCTACGGCCCGCCGCATGACAACCTGTCGGACTGCGCGGCGCTCTGGGGGGCTTACCTCAACACCAAGGCAGCCTGCCTCGTGCAGGAGGGCAACGGGTATGCGGTGCGCATAACGTCTGAGGACGTCGCGTGGATGATGAGCCTCGTGAAGATGACCCGGTCCTTCCAGCCCGGGATGCACATGGACAACTACATCGACGCCACGGCCTACTCGGCCATCGCCGGCGAGTGCCGGGAGATCTTGGAAGCGGAGGACAACCATGGGTAAAAACCACGGGCATACCCGAGACCCGCAGCTCAGCGCCATGCGATCGTGGCGGGAGCGGCAGGAGCAGAGCCTCGTCACCTGCGCCCACTGCGGCGCCAAGCGGCATTACGAAGACAAGTACTGCCTGCAGTGCGGCAGTTCCGAAACGAAGTGGGAGACAACTGATGCACGTGATGATTGACCTCGAGACCATGGGCAACCGCCCGGACGCTCCGATCGTGGCTATCGGGGCCGTGAAGTTCGACGCTGAGCGCATCCGCGACGAGTTCTATGTGAACGTCGACCTCAAGAGTGCGGTCGAGGAAGGCGGCGCCAAGATCGACGCCGACACCGTGATGTGGTGGATGAAGCAGGACGATGCGGCCCGCGGCGCGCTGGAGAAAGAGGCCAAGAGCGTGGTCGTGGCTTTGTATGCTTTCCGTGACTGGCTCAAGCCGCACGAGCCCGTCGGGGTCTGGGGCAACGGCGCGACATTCGACAACGTGATCCTGAGCGAGACTTACCGCCGACTGAAGCTCAACCCCCCATGGCCCTTCTGGGCCGACCGTTGCTACCGCACGGTCAAGAACCTCTACCCCGACGTGCCGCTGGTGCGGAGCGGTACCCACCACAACGCCGTCGACGATGCCCGCACGCAGGCGGAGCACCTGATCGCGATCAGCAAGGCAGCCGGAGGACTGTTGTGATGGACCTAGTTACGCTCGACTTCGAGACCTTCTACTCCCGCGAGTTCAGCCTCTCCAAGCTCACCACCGAGGAGTACATCCGAGACGACCGGTTCGAGGTGATCGGGGTATGCGCCAAGCATAACGACGGCCCCGTGGAGTGGGTCACCGGGGACCGCTGGGAGATCCAGCGGTATCTCGACAACCTAGAGCTGCAGGACAAAGCTGTGCTGGCGCACAACATGATGTTCGACGGGGCGATCCTCTCGTGGCGATTCGGTATCCACCCGAAGCTGCTGCTGGACACGCTGTCGATGTCCCGGGCGTGGCACGGCGTCGATCAGCGCCACAGCCTTGCCGCGCTCGCCAAGCAGTATGGGCTGCCCGACAAGGGCACCGAGGTGCAGAACGCCATGGGGCTGCGCCGCGCCGACTTCAGCGATGAGCAGCTGGCGGCCTACGGCGAGTACTGCAAGCACGATGTCGACCTGTGCCTCTCGATCTTCAACAGCATGATTGCCGCGGGGTTCCCGAAGCGGGAACTCCAGCTGATCGACAAGACACTTCGCATGTTCACCGAGCCCCGACTCGATCTGGACCTCGAGCTGCTGGAGGGGCACTTGATCGCCACGCAGCGGCGCAAGCAGAAGCTGCTGGATGCGGCCGGCGTCGCCGACAAGAAGGACCTCATGTCCAACGCGAAGTTCGCGGACCTGCTCGAGAAGCTCGGCGTCGACCCGCCGATGAAGGTGAGTCCCACCACGGGCAAGCTGACCTATGCCTTCGCCAAGACAGACCCGGCGATGAAGGAGCTGGAGGAGCACGAGAACCCCCACGTGCAGACGCTGGTCGCCGCCCGTCTGGGCAACAAGTCGACGCTGGAGGAGACGCGCACCGAGCGGTTCATGGCGATCGCCGGGCGCGGCAAGCTGCCGATCCCACTGCGCTACTACGCCGCCCACACAGGGAGATGGGGTGGATGTTTAGTGGACGATACAGCGATAACGGTGTTTGACAAAACCCGAGGGGTTTGCGAAAAGAAGATCGTCGATGTGCTGGCCGACGACCTCGTATGGGACGGCGTCGAGTTTGTTTCCCACGAAGGTGTGGTCTTCAGCGGCTACGCCGAAGTCATCGAGTGGGACGGAGTGCGGGGGACCGAGGATCATGTCGTATTCACAGACGCCGGAGAGATTAGCCTACGAGAGGCAAAGGAGGGAGGTCACAACATCCAGACTGCAAACCGCCCTGACAAACACGCTGTGGACTCGGCTCGACACCGGGCTGGTGAGCACAAAGAGTAAAGTTCTTTGTCGGTGTCAGTGCGGTCGTGAGGCATCAGTTCGTGTCAGAGAAATACTGGCAGGTAAATCTCGGAGCTGCAGGTCGTGCAGCACCAAACTCCGGATGGCCAAGATACCCCCAGAACAACGACTGGCTATGGCTAAGCAAGCGTCGGCGGCCGCACTCGCTGCGGCCGCCAAGAAAGAAGACCCCCTCATATCTGAGTTTGGGGGGGCCGCCGTCAAGTCGGTGTTGAATACGCTCTCCGGAGCCAAGCAACGCTGCACAAACCCAAACTGCAACCAGTACGTAGACTATGGACTTCGCGGCATCGAGTTCCGGTTCCCGACGGTGCGCTCTGGCGCGGAGTGGATACTCAAAAATATAGGCCCACGGCCGGCTGGTAGGTTTAGCCTCGATCGAATCGACAACAACCGACACTATGAGCCGGGTAATCTTCGGTGGGCTACCTATAGTGAGCAGGCACGAAACAAACGCGCATACCGACGCACCAAAACAGGACAACGTATTCGAGAGCTAATGGATCAGCGCCCAGACCTCACGTACGAAACTGTGCGTATCTGGATAAAGCAGGGCGCCACCGACGAAGAAATACTAAGGAGAGAGAAATATGCTCGTACCAGTATATGACATACAAAACTGCGGCCCGAGGCACCGCTTTGTGGCTAACGGGAAGCTCGTACATAACTCGGACAAGATCAACCTGCAGAACCTGCCAAGCCGTGGCCCGAACGCCAAGAAGTTGAAGAAGGCGATCCGCGCACCCAAGGGGCACATGCTCATCGACTGCGACTCCTCACAGATCGAGGCGCGCGTGCTGGCATGGCTGGCAGGGCAGGACGATCTGGTCACAGCCTTCGCCAACGGCGACGACGTGTACATCCAGATGGCTGCGAAGATCTACGGCGTCCCCGAGGAGAGCGTAACCAAGGAGCAGCGGTTCGTCGGCAAGACCACGATCCTCGGCGCGGGCTATGGCATGGGCGGACCCAAGTTCGCCGCGCAGCTCAAGAACTTCGGACACGAGATCGACGAGGACGAGGCCCGGCGCATCATCGACATCTACCGCTACGCCAACAGTGCCATCTCAGGGCTGTGGAAAGAAGCGCAGCAGGCGGTGAAAGGTATGGTGCACGGGGACGCCTACGGCGTGGGGCAGCATGACGTGTTGCGGGTGGACCCTGCGGTCCCGGGCATCGTACTCCCGTCAGGGATGACTATCGGTTACCGGGGGCTGCAGGCCACGCAGAGCGCCAAAGGCTACGAGTACACATACCAGACCCGCAATGGTCCCAGTCGTATATACGGTGGTAAAGTTGTGGAAAACGTAGTCCAAGGACTAGCGCGCTGTGTAGTCGGTGAACAACTCTTAAAAATTGCTAAACGCTACCGCGTGGTCTTGACTGTGCACGACAGCATCGTATCCTGCGTGCCCGAGGACGAGGTCGATGAGGCTCGGGAATACATCGAGCAGTGCATGCGCACGCCGCCGAAATGGGCGGCCGGGTTGCCGGTCAACTGCGAGTCAGAGGTAGGAGAGAGCTATGGCGGGTAAACCCGGCACAATCGCACCGTGGTCGTTCAGCAAGATCAAGGCATTCGACACATGCCCAAAGCAGTTCTACCACACGCACATCCTCAAGGAGTTTCCCTACGAGGAGACCGAGGCTATGCGCTATGGGACCGAGTTCCACAAGGCCGCCGAGGAGTTCATCCGCGACGGAACACCAGTTCCCGAGCGCTTCGCCTTTGCGCGACCTGCGCTGCAGACGCTGGCTGACAAGCCCGGGGAGAAGCACTGCGAGTTCAAGTTCGGTCTGACCAAGGACCTGCAGCTCTGCGACTTCTTCGACAGGCGGGTGTGGTTCCGGGGCGTGGTGGACCTCGTTATCGTGAACGGCGAGGACGCGATGATCGTCGACTACAAGACGAGCAAGTCCGCCCGCTACGCCGAGAAGGGGCAGCTCGAGCTCATGGCGCTGGCCATGTTCAAGTGGTTCCCGAAGGTCAAGAAGATCCGCGGCGGTCTGGTATTCGTTGTGTCCAACGAGTTCGTGCGTGACACCTACACCTTCGACCGGCAGGACGAAATGTGGGCGAAGTGGTTCGCCGAGTATGCTAAGATGGAGAAGGCCGCCGAGACCGACGTCTGGAACCCGAAACCCTCGGGGCTGTGCAGGCAGTGGTGTAAGGTGCTCGAGTGCCCACATAACGGACTGAGCCGGTAGGAGACCTTCATGCCCTACAAAAACCCCAAGCGCGACCGGGACTACAAAAACGAGTACCAGCTCCAGAAGGCTCGTGGCGAGCACGAGGACCGGATGGAGCGGCAGCGTGCGCGGCGCGCGGTGGACAAGAAGGGCATCGACCGCTCCGGCAAGGACGTGAGCCACAAGAGGGCGTTGTCTCGCGGGGGCAACAACAGCGACGGCTACCGGCTGGAGAACCCCAGCACGAACCGGGCCCGGGGAGGGGCCATGAGCAAGCCGTACACCAAGACCAAGAAGCCCAAGAAGAAATAGGTATGCGCTAGGCATACCGAAGGAGAGACATGCAGATCATCGACAACAAGGCGCTGGTCATGCGCCTCAAGAACCCGACCCCGGTGCTCACGACCATCAGGCAGAGCAAGGCGCTGGACAGCAACACCGTCGCCGTGAAGTGGGACCTGAAGAACGTCCACAGGCTGCGCAGCTTCAACATCAAGGCCCCCTCGCCCATCGAGGGCCACTACAAGTGGCCCGGGCTGCACAAGCCCTACGACCACCAGAAAACCACGGCGTCGTTCCTCACGCTTAACCCGAGGGCGTTTTGCTTCAACCAGCAGGGCTGCGTCGACAGCGAGACGGAATACCTGTCACCAACCGGGTGGGTTAAGATAAGCGATTACGCTGGGGGCATGGTGGCTCAATACGACCCCGAAACGCAGGAGGCATCCTTCGTGGAGCCTGACGAGTACGTAAAGCTCCCCTGCGCAGAGATGATCCGTATTAAAACAAAGTATGGGGTGGATCAGCTGCTTAGCCCTGAACACCGCGTGCTCCTCGAAGACGGCAGCGCCAAACACAACAAGCGCGAAACCGTAAGTGCCGAAGAGCTGCTGCTGCGCCATGACGAATACCACGCGGGTGTGCGGTCGCCGCGCGGAGGAACGAAGAAAGGCACAGATACAGTAGCGTTTTCATCTGCGGCTATCCCCACGGCGTTCCGCTACATTCCAGATAGTCGGATGCCGTACAGCGATATGCAACTGCGCGTTCTGGTAGCTGTAATTGCGGACGGGTATTTTGGCAGCGCCACAAATACGTGCACGGTGCGCCTGAAAAAACCCCGCAAGAAGTCTCGCCTTCGCACCTTGCTGCGGTTGGCCGAGATATCGTTCACTGAACGGTCGTGTCGGCCAGAAGGGTTCACCAAGTTCGTCTTTACCGCTCCAGAGCGCTGGAAGGAGTTTGGGCCGGAGTTCTGGAAAGCGTCTGGTTCACAACTCTGTGTGATCGCTGACGAAGTTTTGCACTGGGATGGATCCACGACCCGGGGCGAAAGGTTTTCTAGCTCCTCAGCCGCCTCTGCAGAGTTCGTGCAGTTTGCATTTGCCGCACTTCGAGGTCTGGGGGGAGGAACCGCTCGGCTTTCTAGTCGGGAGCGCCGGGGTAGCGTTGAGCACACTGTACAAATCCGCCGAGGAACGGACAGACTGTACATTCGGGGCAGCTCCCCAACCATGTGGCGCGAGCCGTCCACAGACGGCTATAAATACTGCTTCCGAGTGCCCACCACGTACCTTGTTTTCCGGAGAAACGGATGCGTGTTTTTGTCCGGCAACACCGGGAAGACGGGCAGCGCGATCTGGGCAGCGGACTTCCTCATGACCCAGAAGATCATCAAGCGCGTGCTCGTGGTCTGCCCGATGTCGATCATGGACGCCGCGTGGCGGAATGACCTGTTCACCTTCGCGATGCACCGCAAGGTCGACGTGGCACACGGCTCGGCCGAGAAGCGCCGCAAGATCATCGCCAGCGACGCGGAGTTCGTGGTCATCAACTACGACGGCATCGCCATCGTGCAGGACGAGCTGCTGGCCGGAGGGTTCGATCTCATCATCGTCGACGAGGCGACGGCCTATGCCACGGCAACCACGAAGCGCTGGAAGGCGCTGAGCAAGCTCATCACCGACAAGACATGGCTCTGGATGATGACAGGCACACCGGCCGCCCAAGGACCGCTGAGCGCCTACGGGCTGGCCAAACTCGTGAACCCGCGCGCGACGCCGAGGACGTTCACCTCCTACAGGGACTCGGTCATGGAGAAGGTCGGGCCGTTCCGCTGGGAGCCCAAGCCCCATGCGATCGACATCGTGCACCAGATCCTGCAACCGGCGATCCGCTTCACCAAGGAGGAGTGCCTCGACCTGCCCGACATGGTCTACATGCGGCGCCGCGTCGAGATGACTGCCCAGCAGAAGGCCTACTACAAGCAGCTCAAAAAGGACCACCTGCTTGAGCTGCAGGGTGCAGACGTGACCGCGGTCAACGCGGCTGTCATGATGAACAAGCTCAGCCAGCTCGCCTGCGGCTGTGTCTACACCGACAGCGGGGACATCCTCGAGTTCGACATCACCAAGCGCTACAACGTGTTGCGTGAGGTGATCGACGAGGCGGCGAACAAGGTCATCGTGTTCGTGCCGTTCCAACACACCATCGACGTGCTCACAAACAAGCTGCGCGCCGACAAGATCAGTGTGGGGATCATCAGCGGCAAGGTCTCCGCCGGCAAGCGGACGCAGCTGTTCAAGGAGTTCCAGACCACGCCGGACCCCCGAGTCCTGATCGTGCAGCCGCAGGCCGCTGCGCACGGGGTGACGCTCACCGCGGCCGACACCGTCGTGTGGTGGTCCCCCACAGCCTCGCTCGAGATTTACGATCAGGCCAACGCCCGCATCCACCGCTCCGGGCAGAAGAACAAGTGCACCGTGGTGCAGCTCAGCGGTTCCGCCGTGGAGGACCGCATCTACCACCTGCTCGACAAGAAGATCGACGTGCACTCAAAAATTATCGAGCTTTACGATGGATCGGTTGACTAGACCGATTTTAGTGTGTTAATACCCGCTTACAGCGAAGGAGAGAGACCTTGGACAACCAAAAAAGAATTGACGCGTATGTCGCCGAGACTGGATACCCCCGCAGCCTGTTCGTGGGGGAGGATGGTCGTATGGTCGGCACATGGATCATGGGCAACAACTACCGGGTGAAGACTGGGTACTACGGCGGATACCCTCACGGTTACCTGAAGCGTGTGAAATCAATGTTCCCTGACAAGAGCCGCCCCCTGCATGTGTTCTCGGGGCGGGTGGACCAGTCGGTATGGCCGGGGGACACTGTAGACCTGAACCCCGACATGGAGCCGACGTATCTGGACGATGCGCAGTCGCTGGAGTGCGTTCCGCTCGAGGATTACGACATCGTGCTCGCGGACCCCCCGTATTCAGTCGAGGATGCCGAGCATTATCAACCGACGATGGTGAAGCGGAACAAGGTGATGAAGGCGCTCGCGCGCTGTCGGCCGGGCACGCATGTTGTCTGGCTGGATCAGGTGCTCCCGATGTATCGCAAGGACGAGTGGTCGATCATCGGCGTAATCGGGATGGTAAAGTCCACGAACCACCGCTTCCGTGTCGTGACGCTCTTTGAGCGTGTGTAACCAACTATAACAACGGAGAGACTCAATGGCCGACATACCCGTCGATCGCCTCACGAAGGCGTATATCAAGATCCGCGACAAGCGCTCCGAGATCCGCAAGGCCTACGAGGCCGAGGACTCGGTGCTGAAGGAGAAGCTGGAGACGATCCAGTCTGCTCTGCTGGACTACTGCAAGGACCACAACGTCGACAGTGTCCGCACCCCGAATGGCCTGTTCTATCGCACCACGTCTACCCGGTACTGGACGAGCGATTGGGAGGCCATGAACCGGTTCATCCTCGAGAACGAGCTGCCGGAGTTCTACGAGAAGCGCCTCAACCAAGGCGTGGTTCGTGAGTTCCTCGAGGAGAACCCTGAGACCGTGCCCCCGGGTCTGAATACGACCTCGGAGTACTCGATCCGCGTGAGGAAGAAATGAGCCGATACGTCAACAGCATGGAGCTGTGCGAGCACTTCGCCATCTCCATGACCAAACTCAAGGGCATGCTGTCGGACGGGACGATCCCGGCCGACACGTACATCCAACACGGGCGGACCTACCGCTTCAACGTAGACGCGGTGGAAAATGCCCTGCTACAACACCCCAAGGCTGAGACTGCCGACGCGCAGCTGAGCTTCGACTTCGGAGAAGGAGAGACCGATGAGTAACCTTGAGCTGTTCAAGGGCAACCCCCTTGTCAAAGGCGACCTGTTCAAGTCGCTGATGGAGACCAACAAGCGCATGGCTGGCGGTGCTGGCGGCGGTAACCGGATCAGCATCCGGGGCGGCCGGTTCCGTCTGGTCGTGGGCGGCGAAGAAGTGTCGGTGCGTAAAGAGCCGACGCTGAACGTCATGATCGTGAACGCCAGCGGCGTGCAGCGGACCTACTATAAAGGGGCCTACGACCCCAAGGCCGACAAGGCCAACCCGCCCACCTGCTGGTCGTCTGACTCGAAGGTGCCCGCACCCGAGGTGCCTGATGGGCAGCGTCAGGCTCCGTCCTGCGACGGCTGCAAGATGAACATCAAGGGCTCGGGGCAGGGCGACAGCCGGGCCTGCCGGTTCTCCCAGCGTCTGGCGGTCATGCTCGAAGGCGACACCGAGACCATCTACTCGATGCAGGTGCCGGCGGCGTCGATCTTCGGCGCAGCTAAGGGGAGCGACATGGGGCTGCAAGCCTACGTCAAGTTCCTCAACGCGCACGACACCCCGGTGCAGGCTGTTCTGACCGAGATGAGCTTCGACACCAACGCCGAGACCCCCAAGCTGTTCTTCAAGCCGGCACGCCCGCTGGAAGAGGACGAGCTGAACGAGGTCGTGGCAGCCATGGACTCGGCCGAGGCCACCAACGCGATCACGCTGACGGTGAACGTCGAGGAAGGCACCAAGGTGCAGGACTTCAAGCTCGAGGACGACGAGGACGCCGAGGACGACGCCCCGCCGCCCCCGAAGAAGAAGGCCGCCGAGAAGCGCAAGGTGGTCGAGGTCGTCGACGAGGACGACGAAGAGGAAGAGGACGACACGCCGCCTCCTCCGCCCAAGAAGAAGGCCGCGAAGCCTGCGCCCACCGACACCGGTGACGACAAGCTGAGCTCGCTTCTGGCCGAATGGGATGACGACGAGGACGACGACTGATCCCCGCGGGGCCCCGGGCGCCCGGGGCCCCAACCACAACAAAAGAGCGGGTGAGACATGGAGACGAGCGAGTTCCTCTCGCGCGTCCTTGGTGACGACGGCTTTTACTGCGTGTTCGCCGTCAACGGAGAGACCAAGAGACGTAAGCAGAAGTTCTACACAACACAGGACGACGTGCTGAAGGCTGCTGCGCAGTTCGACGACGCGGAGTTCGACACCTATTTCGCACTGGCGACGTTCCGGGAGGGCACGTCCCGCGAGGCCTCGAACGCCCAGCAGCTGCGGGCGTTCTTTTTGGATTTGGACTGCGGTCCGGGCAAGGACTTCACAAACCAGCATGCCGCGGTTGTGGCGCTCCGCAAGTTCGTGAAGCAGCTGAAGCTGCCCAAGCCGATGCTCGTGAACAGCGGGCGCGGCATCCACACATACTGGGCGCTTGAGGAGCCCGTGTCGGTCGACGAGTGGCTGCCCGTGGCGAAGAGCCTGAAGCGCGCCTGCGCGGCGTTAGACTTCGGTGCAGACCCGGCGGTGACAGCGGACGTGGCGCGCATCCTGCGCGTGCCCGGGACCCACAACTACAAGGACGACCCCGCCCCAGAGGTGCAGGTCCTGCAGGGCGGCGCAGGGGAGCCGACGACGCTCGAGGTCATGCAAGCCTGCCTCTCGGGGTATGCGCCCAGCATACCCGCCGCACCCAACGCGACGGCGCTGTCGAAGCTCACCGACGAGCAGCGCATGCAGATGAACGCCGCAACGCAGAAGATGCAGGCCAACTCGGTCTCGAGCTTCAAGAAGATCCTGAAGCGGTCGTTCAAGGGCAACGGGTGTGAGCAGATCCGCTGGGCGGCCGAGAACCAAGCCGACACGCCCGAACCGCTCTGGCGGGCGGTGCTCTCGGTGGCGCAAGCCTGCAAGGACAACACGACGGCCATACACGCAGTCTCCAAGGGGCACCCGAGCTACGACCGTGAGGCGACGATCGACAAGGCGCTGCGCACCGGTGGTCCGTTCAAGTGCGAGACGTTCGAGGGAGCCAACCCCGGGGGCTGCGCAGGCTGTCCGTTCAAAGGCAAGATCGCAGGGCCGATCATGCTGGGACGCGAGATCGCCGAGGCACCGCCCGAGGAGCCAGAAGAAGACGAGGACGACACCGTCGAGGTGGAGCAAGTCTCTGCAGCGACTAAGCAGAAAAAGTCGTACACGATACCGCCCTACCCGCAGCCCTACTTCCGCGGGGCGTATGGCGGTGTCTACATCCGCAAGAAGGAAGAGGACGAAGAAGGAAACTTGGTGCCCGTCGACGTGTCGGTCTACATGAACGACTTCTACTACACGCAGCGCATCTACGACCCTGACGAGGGCGAAACCTTGCTCGCCCGGCTGCACCTGCCACATGATGGTGTGCGGGAGTTCCTGCTGCCGCTGACCAAGGCAACTACCAAAGACCAGCTCAGGCTGGTTCTTTCCCGACAAGGGATTTCATGCAACCAGAGAGACTGGGATCAGATCATGAGCTACACCAACACATGGACGAACCACCTGCAGCACAACCAAGCAGCAGATGTGGCCCGCAGACAGTTCGGCTGGACCAGCCCCGAGATGGAGTCCTTCATCCTCGGTGACCGCGAGGTCTTCGCCGACCACGTCGAGTACAGCCCCCCGTCGACCAAGACCGCGGAGATGTTTCCGATCTTCGAGAAGCAGGGCACGCTGGAGAGCTGGGTGGAGCTGGCCGACTTCTACAACCGCGAAGGCATGGAGATGTATCAGTTCGTGCTGGGGCTGACCCTCGGGTCGCCGCTCATGGAGCTGACGCCTGCGCACGCGGCCGTGTTCCTCATGCACACCGAGGACTCCGGCTTCGGTAAGACCACGACCCAGCAGTTCGCTCTCTCGGCCTATGGCAACCCTGCGATCATGATGGGCCAGCAGACGGACACGACGAACTCTCGGATGAACCAGCTCGAGGTGCTCAAGAACCTCCCCTACCAATACGACGAGGCGACGAACAACGACCCGATGGAGGCGTCGAACTTCATCTATGGGGTGCACACCGGCAGCCAGAAGCGCCGCATGAAGAGCAGCGCGAACGAGGAGCGCACCCGGGGCGTCCCGTGGAAGCTGTCGGTGGTCATGTCGGCCAACCAGAGCCTCGTGGCCAAGGTGATGATGAAGAAGGAAGGCCCCAAGGCTGAGATCCAGCGCATCCTCGAGTATGAGCCCAAGCGGTACAACTTCGCCAGCAAGGCCGAGACCGATGCGTTCCAGCGCCGTGTGGGTGACGACGTGGGGCACGCTGCCGAGCCGATGATCCAATACATCATCGAGAACCGCGACGAGGTGAAAGAGCTGCTGCGTCGGGTGCAGGAGCGGCTGGACAAGGCCTGCAAGCTCGAGGCCAAGAACCGGTATTGGTCCATCACCGGCACCATCGGTATCGTCGGGGTGCTCATCGCCAAGGAGGTCGGTCTGGTCAACTACGACACTGGTAAACTGTTCGAGTGGACCCGGGACATGATCCTCGACAACAAGCGTCGCGACGCCGCGGTGACGCTGGATGGGGACAACCTGCTGAGCGACTACGTCGCCGACAACTACGCCAACATCCTCTGGATCAAGAGCACCGACGACCTGCGGGGCTCGAAGCACGAGACGGGGCTCGACACGCTGGTGACACCGGAGCAGCTCCCCAAGGGCAAGCTGGTGGCCCGCTACGAGACGGACTTGAAGCGCCTGTTCCTTGTGATCCGGCCGTTCCAGAAGTGGTGCGCCGAGCGCCAGATCAACTACGACGCCCTCGTGAAGCGCATGAAGGAGGAGATGCCGGTCGAGATCAAGAAGGTCCGGCTGGCCAAGGGCACCAAGCTCAACCTGCCACCCAGCAACGTGCTGGTGGTCGACTGCAGCTCGATCCACATCGACGAGAACGAGAATGGGGACGCCGCTTAGGCTCTACACGCTCGACCCCGACGGGGTCGAGTTCTTCGTCGACTGGGATCAGTTCGACGTGGGGTGTTCGTTTTTCATCCCGACCGTCAACACGGTCGAGGCTGCACGGCAGGTGCGGAAGATAACACGGTTCTGGGAGTGGAAAGTGCAGGTGCGCGCCTGCATCGAAAACGACATTTGGGGGCTTCGCGTCTGGCGAACCGCATGATATAGAGGGGCATCGGGTCCTCCCACCCGTAGTCTCTCCTTCTACCCCCGGCGGTCCTCCCCCGCCGGGGGTTTTTTATTGGGTCCAGACCGACGGCGCGTCCCACTGCTCCGCCATGCGACGGAGCATAGCCTCGTTCCGGGTGCTGAACAGCACGCCGTGGTGCATGCGGTTGGTGCTCTCGAGGTGGCTCGATAGCGAGTTCTCGATGGTGTCCCGCCCGATCGGATACTGCGGGTTCCTGCGATTGAACTCCCGAATCTCCTGCATGGTGCTACGGTAGCTTGCCAAGTCCCCCTGACGACGGGCCACGTACAGCTGGCGCAGCAGCTGCGTTCGTTGGGCGCCAATCGCCCGGTCGATGCGCGTGAGTGCACGGTTCTGCTCAAGTTGGCGGATGTAGTCCGCCGGAGCAAAACCAAAGAACTGCGCAGCGGCACTGAACGGGCTCACGTCGCCGACGATCGGGTCTCCGCGCAGGGTGTCCACGCCCTCGAGACTATACCGCCCAGAGCGCAGCACGTTGGCGATGGCGGACGGCATAATCGTCTCGGTGAAGCGCCAGTAGTCCCCCTGCGAGAACAGCGTCGGGGCGCGGTCTAGGAAGCGGATACTCAGCCCCACAGCAGGGCCCCCAACGCCCTCGATGATGTTGGCCAGCGTAGACTGGTTCTCGGCGTTGTATGGCTCACGATAGAACATACCAGAGAGGCCAATGCGGCCCGACACGCTCATGTTGGTCAGGTAGTCGAAGACGCCCTTGTACCCGAGTTCGCCGATACCGGTGCGCACCAGAGTGTTGAAGTCCTCTTCGTCGTCTTCGGTGAAGAACAGGTCGAACAGCTGGGAGAACATCTGGTAGAACGGCAGACCCTGCGCACCTGAGAACAGCGCCACAGAGCCCATAATACCTGCGAACTGGAGCCGCGCCGTGCGGCGGTCCTGCAGCGCGTCGGCGTAGCCGGGGTCTGACGGGTCCGGCAGCTTGGGTAGCGACCGCAGCACCGTGTTGCCCAACAGGTTGAACATGTGGAGGCCGAACCGCTTGTAGAGGTAGATGATCCGCCCAACGTCGCCCTGCGCCCAGAGCGGCGCCCCCGCAGACTGGATCGTACCGTTGGTCAGTTCCGCTCGGTAGATGGCGGCGTCGGCAGCGCGCTGCTTACCCTCGGCGCTGACGTCTCGGATGCTCTGCACACCTTCGGCCTTGGCGATTTTGCGCAGCTCCATGTCGTAGGCCGCGATGGTCGTACTCTCGCGCGTGTAGCGCTCTGCGTGGTGCTGCAGATAGCCGGACCAACCAACGACCCTTTGGAAGAAGTTGCCCGGGTTATCGAAGTCGAGGATGTCTTCGGTGATCGACCGGTTCGCCATACCCCGACGCTGCATCTCGTCCTGTAGCTCTCGGTAGTGGGAGAGTGCAGAGTTGCGTGGGTCGTCGAGGTCGTAGTTCATCAGGGAGTAGTCGAACAGTCCGGCTTTTACCCGGCGTGTCTGCACTTCGCCCTGTGCGTTGATGAAACCTTCCCCCCGTGTTTTACCGCTGCCCTGAAGCACGCGCATGGCGTTGCCGAGGGCGCGGGTGGTCTCGCGCAGTCCGTATTCACCTGCGAGATACGGTCCGATGATGGTCGGGAATTGGAAGAACGTCAGCCCCGCGGTCGACACGTTAGCACCCAACGTCATGAGGTAGGTGCCCGAAGTGATGTTGCGGGATAGTGCGCTGTTCCTACGCCGGATGGCGTCGCTGTACTCCGAGAGCACCTGCGCGTAGGCTCCGGCGCGACGCTCAGCCCGTGCGATTTCCGCCGGCGGGAGGTCGCCGCGCGCGATGTTGTCCACGGCGGCGAACATCTGTTTGATCTCACCGTCCAGCTTGGGGGCGTACTCCATGTCGGCCAGCTGCCGGCCAAGGGAGAAACCCTTCTCCTTGAGTAGCGCGATGGTGTCTTGGCGCCCAAGACGCGCACCGCGCGCCGTGGGGTCCCCGAGGAAGCCCCGCACGCCTTGCCGCGCCCGGTACTGCTGCACGTAGGAACGCTCCGGCGCCGCGTCGAAGATCAAGTCCGTCAGCTGCTGACGTAACTCGGGGGTCATCTGACCAGAGGACTCGACAGTGCTGAGTACATCAGCTGCAAACTGCAGCGGGACCGGCTGGGGCTGGCCCCTACCACGGCGCAGGGTGTACGGGCGGATACTCTGTTGGTCGACCTCTGGCAGCGTTGCAAGCTCGGCTAAGAGCGCTTGGCGCTCTGCCTCCGTCTCGAAAGACTCTTTGTATTCGACGCCAGTTACGTCGTCATCCCCCTCGACCACTCGGTAGGATACCCAGAAATCACCTTTCCGCTGCAAGGGCTGGTATGGCACGATCAAGTTGTCAGAGAACACCTTGCGGTAGATCTCACCGTAGACTTGTTCCTGCCTGTTCCGGTTCCCCGGGAACAGTGCCTCCACCCGGGCACGCAATACGTCCGACGTGCGTTTGTGGAAATACTCGAACAGCCCGAGCGCTTGTTCGTACGCTTTCTGCCCGTCAGGTCCAAGGTCGACCCACAGGCGGTTAAGGTCGCGCCAGTTCTGGAGATCCTCCGGTTTAGGGTCCGGCAGGTTGCGCGCAGGTGCGCGATCCTTAGGGCGGTTCTGGTTTAACTTGAGCCGGGCCGCATTACGGGCGTCCTTGCTCTTGAAGCCTTTGACCTCGCGGCGCACGAAAGACCCGTTGCTGTCCAGCACGTCGTAGTACAGGCGGAACTGCCGGTAGACGTATTCGGGCTTGCGCGGGTCAATCTGCAGCAGCGAGGCCAGCAGGCGCAGGTCGTTGTATGTGTCTACTTTATCGGGGTTCTTCTTTAGGAAGGCCGCGATATCTTCAACAGTAGCTTTGACGTACTCATTGTCTCTGTGCGCCACCGCACCGTGCTCTTCGACCAGCTTGTAGATCTGTTCGGCGTTGGGGATGTAAGGCTTGGCCAGATCGACGAGATTGCGCAGCGGCACCGCGCCGCGTAGCGCGTTCAGCTTTAGAGCGCTGGGGACGTCTGTGCGGTCCAACATGTTCTGGATGCGACCGCGGGCCGCCGCGTCGAACTCAGCGATGCGTCCCTTGGCGCCATTCATCAGCGCCCCTCGCTTCTTCGGTGCGAGGTAGGGGCTACTCAGGTACTTACCTGTATCGGCGTTCAAATTCGTGCGCAAGATGAGCTCGAACTGCTGGTCCACGGCGTCGAGGGCGACATCCGACCGCGCTGGCATACCCATGAGGCTCCGCACCGCGTTGACGGCCGCACGCGTAAAGCGCTGCAGCGCCGTGACTGGCGTCCCGTCAAGGTTGGTCTGCGCAAGCTGCCGGCGAAACGCCTCATTCGACATACCTTCGGCAAGTAGCTCGTCGACGTTCTCGATCGCTTCGGGTGGCAACCCCCCGACGGTCTCGAGCTTTTCACGCAACGTCTCCAGAGACCGATACACCGGACTGGATTGGTTCTGTACCATCCGCCGCGTCGCCGCATGCACAAGTTCGTGCACAAGGGTCTGTACATCCATACCGCCGTCGCGGTTGAGGTACACGGTTTCCGCCCCGTCAGCAGCCGCTCGGAACAGACCTGCAAATGCGGGACCCTCGTTGCCATAAAACCGGCGCTGCAGCTCCTGCATCTCAGCTTCCGATACGACCCGCACGGTAGCGCGACGTGCGTCAGGTAGTAGTCGCTCCGCGAGGCGCTTTATCCGGCGGTTGCGGATAGTCCCGATAAGGTTCTGCACTGCGTTTTCGAGGTCGCCAGCTTCAAGGTCTTGGCGGATCTGTGCGGTGAGCGGCGTCCCTAGCGCCGCGTGCACCCGGGGCTTGGTGTCCTCGCCGTGCTTATCTCGCAGCGCTTGTTCTGGATCTTCCGCGGTCGCGACTTTCGGGTCTTCCGCTGCTATAGCGGCGTCCTTGGCGGGTTCGGTGTCGGGGTCTACGTCGGGTGCCGCAAGGATCTGCTCGAACTTGCTGCGCGCGGTGTCGGGGTCAAAGTTCGGGTTCATCCCGATCAGGAACGGATTGTCCTCCTGCGTAAACTCCGGAGAAATCTTGTCCCACTGCGCAGGAGTCAGAGACCCAAGCCAGTCCGCGTAGGCTGCGAGATCTGCGAGCCCGGGGTTTGTAAAGAACGCGCTGTACACTCCAGATCGAGCGTTAGCGTACGTGTCGAGGAAGCGCTGGGCGTCAGTCTTCGGGGCGGGTTCGGTCGTCGGCCGGCGTGCGGATTTTTGCTGCGCACGCGCAGCTTTTTGGCGGTCTTTTACAGCCTTACGAGCAGCTTTAACGTCACGTGTGTCGAACCGGCTAGTCGGCTGCAGGATGTCGTCCTTGCGCCCGGTGAGCTCGGCCAATGCGCCGCGTTTTGCGGCCCAAGTGTTCTCCGAGGAACCGACAACGTCGTCATAGATGGCCCGCTGTTCCGGGTTCAAGGTATCGCGGATTGTGTCAACTTCGGCGGAGCGAGCCGCGTGCTCCGCAGCTGCCTGCGCTACGAGATCGTCCTGAAGTCTTCCGGGGGACGGTTCCGCCGTCAGTGCAGGTTGGACATCGCTTGCTGCTGCAGCAGGTTGGCCCAGATCGAGCTCACCATCGCCCAGTCCTCCGGACTCAGGTGTTGCAGGCTCTCTGGTGGGTTGATCGACCACAGGTCGAGGTCCCCCGACATCCCCTTGTCCACCACCTCCATCGCGAGTTCCATCTCGCTGGTCGACAGCACTGCCTGACTCGGCAGCTGCACGAAGCTGGGCCTCGGTTTCTTCCGATCTCGGTTGGACTTGCGCAGCACGGCGTCCCTCCACGAAGTTGCGCACCCGGGCAGCCCGATCGGCGTCGCGGGTAGCACGAGTATACCTATCCAGAGCAGCTTCGATAGCCGCGTCGTCCGTCAGGGCACCGCTACGCACGCCTTGGTAGACGGCTGCACCGCGCGGGATACCCAGCGTGTCGAGATCTTCTAGCGTTATGGGTTGCGCCGTGGGTGCGGGTGTCGGCTCCACTTCAGCGGTAGGTTCGGCCGCAGGCTCCGGCGGAACAGGCGGCCCTTCACGGAACAGATCACCCTGCGCACCGCGCGGTGCGACGAGGTCCAGCTCACCTTGGGTAAGTTCATCCTGCGGTACCGGCAGGTCAAGCTGGCGCGGTGAAGGTTCGGGCACGTCTGCCAAGCGCGGCTGCTCGGCCGCGGCGGTGCCGCCGCGGAGATCAAGCTGTTCCTCTGGGAACAGATCCGCCACAGCGGCGCGCACGTCAGGTGCGGGTTCCGGTTCGATACCGCTCAGCACGGCGTCTTGGCCCGGGCGTATAGGTGCACGGGCCTCGGGCAGATCATCAAATAGGCCGGGCTGGCTTTCTGGCAGCTGTGTGCCTGTATCTTCTGGGGTAACGCCCCCGCCCCGGGTCCGCGGCAGAGCAAGGTCAAGAAGCCCCTGCACAAGGGCACCAACCCCGCCGCCGATAGCCGCGGACTCCCCAGCACCTTCGAACGCACCACGTTCGGGGTTGTAGATGCCTTGCTCAATCAGGTTCTGGGCGATCTGCGCTGCGGCTTCCTGCGCCGCCTCGGTGCCACCCTCGAGCCCTGCACGTGAGATGCGGTTCACCAGACTTCCGACAGTCTGCCGCCCGAGGATACGGAGTAGGCTGATCGGGATAATATCCGCGGCACCGACAAAAGCGCCCCCAACGGTACCGAGCGCACGTTCTTCGGGCGTGGCCCCCGCAGCGCGTGCTCGCTCGCTTGCTTCGCCGGCACCGCCGGCTACTGCCAAACCAAGGGCACCGGGGCCCGAAATAGCCGACGCACCGAGCAAACCCGCGAACGACCCTAGTCCGGCACCGAATTGCCCAAACCGCGAGTCTTCTAGCCCGATGTCAGGGGCAAACGGGCGTGACGCCGTGTATCCCGCGCGGCGGATACCTTCCCGCACAGGGGCCTCGAACTGTTCTGGGAGCACTGTGGCGGCACCGAGCGCGCCGCTCTCGAGCATACCTACGATGCCGCGGGGAACACCCTTGAAGAACTCGCCGACTTGGTTGCCGATCCCAGACCCCTCGCCGGTGTCGAGCGGAGCACCCATGACCCGCTCGTAACGTTGCAGGAAGCCCTGCTCCTGCGAGCTCAAATAGGCGTCAATGTTGCGTTGCTCGTCTACCGTGGGGCGATCGCCTGCGATACGGAATCGGTACGGAGTACCACTAAGCGGCCCCGCAACAGTAATCTCGTTGGCCATGTGGGCCCCCCATTATCCGAACATGCGCTCAAAGAACCCCGGCCGCGCATCCACTGGGGCCGCGGGTTCCGGCGTAGGAAGTCCGAGAAGACCGCCAAGCTGCTGCTGGATAGCCCGCAGCTGCATTTGAATTTGCAGTTCCTGCTCCGGCGTCTGCGCCAAACCAAGCTGACCACCAAGGTACTCCTGCTGGTCCTGTAGGCGTTGGATAAGCTGGTTGATGTTTGGGCCTGCGTCGCCGCCGGCAGCGCTAAGCGCAAGGCGCTGGCGTGCGAGGTCCAGTTCTGCTTCCTGCATCCGGCGGTCCATCATGCTCTCGCGGGCACCTGCCATGTAGTCCAGAGCGCTCTGCCCGGCTTCGCCGATCGCACCGCCCAGCGTGGGTTCACGCGAGCCCATCAAGCCCAGACCGAAGCGTGCCAGCGCCAGCCAGCGGTCCTGCTCATAGAGGCGGTCGAGGTCTGAGCCACCACCGGCGCCGCCCGGGGCACCGGGGCCACCGGGGCCCGCTTCGCTGGGCTCAGCTTCGCGGGGTGGGGGCAGCAGATCCTCGACGTCTTGGTCAACAAGGGGTGTGCCGGTGTCTTGGGGGAGGGGCTCCGGTTCAGGGCGAGCCCGCCGGGGGATAGCGTCGATTGCATCATCGCCGAACAACACGCGCAGGGGGTTCCGGATGTCTTCCGGAGGGGGCGCGGTTGGATCGGTCATGTAGTCAGGCAGGCCAGAAAACTCCCCGGGGTCGACAGGTTCCCGAGGGAGGTTGGGTCCTTGCACGGGTCCGGGCCGGCTGGGCGCACGAAACTCAGGCGCTTCGAAGATGTCAGGCGTATCCGAAAGCATCGGGAACGGCCGATCACCGCGACGCTGTATTTCAGCAAGCTCTTCGGTTGCAGTCATTGGTCCGGGGCCGACCTCGACGTCGCTCACGCGCGGTGCCACATCACCGATGCTCGGTTCCTCGCCGGGGGGCATCGGCGGACCTTGGACCGGGCCGACGTTCCCCAACTCTCTGGTAGCTAACTCCGCCCGCACCGCCCGGTTTTCCGGTCGAGCAAAAACGTCAGCGTCAGCATCGGCGAACAGAGCCGCGTCCACAAACGGAAGCCCAACCCCCGGAGTCTGGTTAACCTCCATCATCCGCTGCGCATCACGCAGCCGAGAAGTGTCTAGGCTCGGCTCAACTTGACGGACACCCGGTTCCTCGTCGCGCCCGGCGCGCAGGATGCGCTGCAGGTTCTCCTCGGTCTGCACTCGAGCTTCCTCCAGCGCGCGCTGGAGCTCCGTCAGATCACGCAGCCGAGAAGTGTACGGGCCCTCGACCTCGCCACCCTCCTGCATGCGCTCCACCGGGGCACCCTGCGGTGCCATAGCTGCGATGCCCGAGTTCTCGGTCATGTCGGTCTGGGGAGCCATGGCGCGGGCCATACCCGCGAGACCCGCCTGCGGGAGGCCTGCGGCAGCAACAGCATCCTCGGCAACCGTGGTGGGCTCCGGCCCAGTCATACCGTCCGCCGCCTGCTCCATGCGCGTGCGGCGCTGCAGCTCCGACAAGATCAAGTACTGGGGTACCGATCCCGAGGGCATCTTCATCTCTTGGACCAGCTGGTCCTTAGAGAAGTCCTTCAGCTGCTCGCTGAGCTTGAACAGGTTCATCATGCCGAGAGCCCCCGATAGAGACCGATCGCCCCAAGCCCGGCACCGAGCGCCTGCTGCAGCGGGTTATACGGCTGGTAGCCGATCTGCGTGACCGTCGGCTCGACCGGCACGCCCCGGAGGATCGACGAGTAGAGCTGGAGCTGCTGCTCCGGGAAGGCCTGCTGCCGCAGGAAGTCTTCGTAGCCGATGTCGAGCTGCCGCTGGCGGAACGCCTCGTCCTGCTGGCCCACAGCCTCGAGCAGCTGCGCGTTCTGGATATCCGCGGCGCGGCCCATCTCGCCGAAGCCCGCCATCTGGGCGGCCTGCTCGGCGCTGAACCCGAGAGCCTGCAGCTGCTGCGCCCGGGCAGCCATGTCCTGCTGCGCCTGCGCCTGTTGAGTGCCGAACTGCGCCGCGCGGTCCGCTTGGAAGCCCTGCTGCGCCTGCTGGTATGCCTGCTGCATACCGCTCGCCTCGATGTTGGCCATGCGGTTGAGCAGATCCCGCTCGGCCATGCCTTCCTGCACCGCTTGTCGGCTGCCGCCGAAGGCCCCCGCCTGCACCGCCTGTGCCGCCCGGGCACCGCCTTGCTCGTTGAACTGCCTCCGCGCCTGTTCCTTCTGCACGTCGAGCACGTTGCGGATGTAGGGGGACATGTAGGCCTCGGCCTCGCCCGGGTCCGTGAACTGCCGCGTGCGCCCGAAATCGAACGGCTGCGCCTGTCCGGCGATCTGCTGCCCCTGTGCGACGTTGCCTGCGGCTACACCCATGGCCTGCGGCAGCCCGGCGATACCGCTGCCGGCGATCTCCCGCGTCAGCTGCTGGGCCCCGAGAATGTCTCCGCTGCGCTCGGCGATGCGAGCGCCCCCGTAGGGCGTGTAGCCTGTAAGCGACTGGCCCTCGGCCCGCTGCAAGAGCCGCGTGAAATACGGCTCGGCGTAGTCCGGCAGGCTCGTCTGCTCGACTGTGGTTTCGGTAGGTGCGCTGCTGCCTTTACCCATCGCTCAAATCCATCTTGTATGCGATATAGTCGGGTTTCCACCCGTAGGTGCGGAGCCAGCGCTCCCAAGCTCTACGTCCGTAGCCTTGGAGTTCCGTGCAGCCGTGGTCTCTAGCATAACGCGAAAAGGTCTGCTGGACCAGAGGAAGCCACTCCCGCATGCGCGACCCGCCCATCCAGTCGACAGCTAGAGACCGGCATTGGGGGTAGGCGACGATCCGCGTCGTCATTGCAGCGATCGGCGTCTCGCCATCCATCACAACCCAGAGGCCCATATCCCTGCGCAGCAGGGAGGCCAGAATGCCGATCGTGGTATAGCGGCCGCCGGAGGCATCTATCGCCTTCTGGAGCATGGGCTCGACGTCAGACCACACAAGCTGGATCGCCTCGACGGGCACGGCGCTCATCTGCAGTGTGGTGACGGAGTCCTTCATGCGGGCAACAGGCCTCCGACGGCCACCTGAGCGGGCTGCTCGACTGTCCCGGTTCGAGCCTCCCGCACCCTTGACATCATCCGCTCGAGCTCAGCGGCACCAGCGTCGCTGGAGCCATTCCCAAGCCCGCTGACCACGTCAGCCGGGACGATGAACTCTCCATCACTCAGCAGCACATCTTGACTGCCGTCATCCATCTGGGCCGGCACAAGGTCATCCATGCCGTCACCCGGGCCCCGGATCTGGCCTTCCATGTCGCCGCCGCGGGGGTTGCGCCCTTGGCGCACATCATCCACCAGACGGCGCAACGCGTCCTCTCCGAAGGTCTGGAGGAACTGCCCCAGCACGACCGCAGCCTGCTGCTCCGGCAACTCCCCGCGCACCGCGCGGATCGCCTCGCGGACGACGTCCTTGTCGTTCATCTGGGGCGCAGCGGGTGCCATACCGGGCATCCCGCCCATATCGGCGATGCCGCCAGCCTGCATCCGCACCGCGGTGTTCATACTCGTGGGGCGGTAAACCATACCGCCTTGTGCGTAGGTCGACGGCACCGGGTAGGGGTTGAAGTAGGTGAACTCCGGGTCGAGGCCCGGACGGAACCCTGCCGGCGGGGTGTACATCTGACGGTCCGCAGGGTCAGCCTGCGGGCGATCCACCTTGTTGGCGTTCGGGTCCTCCATGGGCGGTAGTGCCGAGGCACCAGCGAGCGCGGTGCCCAGACCCGCGCCCGTCAGCGTGCCTTGCTGCAGACCCGACACGAGCCCCTGAGACAGAGGCGTCCCCGCGGGCATCGGGGTGCCGGCCGTCAGGCCCGGCTGCATGTTCTGGAAGAGACCCCCCATGATCCCCGGCTGGGCTGCGGCTTGTCCCGCGCCCGCCGCGGCGCTCTGCATGGCGGCCTTGCGCGCCAGCTCCTGTGCCGTGGCTCCGCCTGCGCCGCCCGTTGCCGCCGCTGCGGCGCCTGCTCCACCCATCTGCTGCGCCAGAGCGCCGCCGATGCCACCCATGAGGCCCGCGGTCAGGCCGGTCTTGATACCCTCGCCGATGTCACCTGTCTGGATGGCCTGCCCGATGCCGGCACCGAGGGAACCCGCGATGAGGGGGCTCATGCCTGCAAGAAGGTTCGCACCAGCCGCGGCCGAGCCAAGAACGCTGAGAAGGAAAGGAAGAGCCATTGGCACACTCCGCGCTGTTTCACTGGACTATATCATGCAGCATTGGGGTTGTAACCCCATCAGAGCTGCAGCTGTGAGACGTTGACTAGAACCGACGGCGCGTCAGGGGCGAAGGACAGTCCGGTGATCGCGCTCAAAGACACGTCCGTGCTGTCGGCCGCCCAGTAAAGCTCGATGTAGTCCGACGCCGCCAATGAAATGGTGTAGCTCAGAGAAATCGGACTCAAGCCGCTGTTGATGTCCACCGTGAGCGCCCGCGTGGTATCGTCCTCGTTGGTGCCGTTCTTTCGAAGCCAGAAGTACACGTCCTTGGCGCTGGAGCTGCTGGAGGTGAGCTGCAGGGAGACGTCGATGTTGTAGAACCCCGCCTGCGCCGCAGTGAGCCGCGACCCGCTCGACAGGGTGATGCCGTTGGACGACAACGTGTTCCCGAGCGTGATAGCCGTGGCCGTGTTGGTCGCTGCCAGCATCTGGCTGGTGGTGGAGTCGAACGAGCCGTAGTCGAGCCCCATCGGGATAGTCGGTCGCACCAAGATCTCGCCCGCCGTCGCGTCCACACTCAGGACCGCGGCCACTACGATCACGACGTTCGGCGCCGTCGGCCGCACGTTCGTCAAGCCACCCGCCGTTGTCGGCGATGCGTACAGGATGTCACCGACGTTCCACGTCTCGGCCCCCGGCCCCGTCGTGTCCAGCCCGCGCACCTTGCCATAGGTCGTCACCATGCCGGTGTCGCCATCAGCCATGTCGAATGTCGCCACCCCGACGAAATACAGCTCGTTGGCCGAGCTGTTGGCCTGATACGGCGCGACCTTGATCTCCCCGTTCACGCCAGTGAACCCCACGACAGTGCCGTTGGGGATAGCACTGCCCGTGTCGTTCGTCGCGCGCATGTACTGCTCGATGCCGAGCTGCTGAACCACGCCGTTCAGATGCGACAGGTCCAGCGTGTCTTCTGCCGAGTTGTAAGTCAGGACGCCCGTCGCCGTTGCGTCGCCGGTCGGCGTCAGCGTGAGCGACGTCGCGCGCCACGGCCCCGGCGTATTCATCTGCTGGGCGTAGTTTGCGAAGGCCCGCGTTACCTCGGCCAGATACTGGGGGTTGTAGTCCAGCGGCGGGATCGGAAAGTACGGGATAGGGACGCTGCGGGACATCAGCGGGTACCGTCAGTTCGCACGTTCAGGCGGGGTGTACCCAGCCGCCATGCTGTGTTGCGCTCGTTAGACTCGACCCGGATCGACATGGACCGACCACGCAGCCGGATGTCGATGTCGCGGGTGAACTTTTCCACGGGCACGGTGGCCGAGCGCGTGACCGGGTTGTCTTCTTCCTTGGCGAGATAGCCATCGCCCGGCCAGTTTCTGGCCTTGAGCGTCATGGTCACCGACGGTGTGCCGGTGGAGCTGCGGAACGTAATATCTGGAATGAGCTGGCTCGCGAACATGTAACGGTCGCCCTCACCCATATCGACCGGGCTGGACTCGATGTAGGCATGGATCGCGCTCGACGGGTTGGTGCTCCCGTCGTTGACGCCGCTCTCGTGGTAGTAGAGGTAGCCGTCCGGTGCCGCACCGATGCTGAAGCCGAAGATGCCGCGCTGCTGCCATGCGGTGCGCTCGAGAGTGCCGTAATACCAGATGTTCTGGGCGTAGTTATAGACTACATAGCTGTCGTTTTCGGAGCCGTTGACGGACTGATAAAACCACCAGATTTCGGAGTGCTCGCTGTTGTGCGCCGCGGTGATTTTCTGCGCCTGCGCAATATCCAGTCGGCTGAAGACGTATTCCCGGACGGAGCAGGGGATCTTCTGCACCCGGCCGTCGTAGAGGTAGAAGTCGCCCTCACCCATCCAGAACACGGAGTCGTTCACAGCGACGGCGGCCTGCGGCCCGGCGATCGTGATATTCACCGACAGCTCGGTCAGGCCGAATGTGAACGGTGCCCCGATATACTGCATCGCGTGCAAGGACACGTCCGTAAACACGAGCACCTGCTGGCGGGTCTTGACCGCTGTGACGATACCGCTCCCTGAGCTAATCCGCAGGCTGCCGGCGGTGTTGTCGGCCCGGGTCTCCCAGTCCGTGATGTCTTCCTGCGCCGAGAAGCGGATAAGCAGGGGGTCCTGCGTGCCGATGCTGAACTCATCGTCACAGCCGAAGGCCAGCGCGTGGCGGTCCCGGTCGGACGTCATCACGACACGCGCCACCGTCGGGGCCTTGTTCGCCCCGGAGAGATCCTCGAGCGCACCGCCGCGCACCGCTGTGCCGGTTGTCGCATCCCAGTAGAATACCGCCCCGTTGCGTACGCAGAAGAACAAGTCTTCACCGTAGTTGTCGGCCGACCAGAGCCGGAGCTGCGCTCCGGGGATCGACGTGTCCGCGGCAGACCCCCAGCCCCCCGCGCTCCAAGGGTCCGCGCCCCAGCCGTCTCCGAAGGCTGCGCTCTCGAGGCCGGTGTTGATCTGGTACTCGCCGACGACGGAGGCTCCGCCGTTCCCCGAGTCGGACCCCGTGGCGACTGCACCAACATATATCTCGTAGCTATTAGCGTCGACAATGCGCTGAATTTGGTGCTCTGCGTTTAGAAGGTCCGCCGTGATTGCGCCGCCCAGACTGACCGCGCCGCTGAAGGTCACGAAGTCGTTAAGCAAGGCCCCGTGGGCGGTATGGGACACGGTGACTGTGCTGGAATTGAAGGTCGCGCTGAAGGTCACGTCACCGGCGGCGGTCGTGGCGCGGATGGGCGTGATGTCGAAGAGCGCGGTGCCTCGCACGAGGTAGTGCTTGAGGTGCGTGCCCACCGAGACATAGCTCTCGTTTGAGAGCGTGTTCCATGTGTGTAGGTTGCGGCAGGTGCCGAAGGCTACGTCCGAGGTAAACCGCTCCCAGCCACCGATGGTTTCGGGGAAGCCTGAGCGGAAGCGGATCTTGTCGCAGTCCTGCCAACCGCCCTCGTTGGTGTGCGAGGTCGTCTCCCGGTTAATGCCCGGACGGAACTGCAGCTTGGTCAGAGCCATCGGTGGCACCTCTCTTCACCCGGGCGGCGGTCTCCAACAGTTCAGCCGCGCGCCGCACGTCTGCGTGGAACCATACCTCGCAATGCCGCTCTTCGCCACGCAAAACCCAGAATACCCAGTCTATGAACCGCTCGGCCCGCCGCCAACCGTCCATGTGGACCCGCGCGGAGAAGGTCATGTCCGCCACGCCCCCGCAGATCACGTTGATGAGGCGCGACCCGACCGAGAAGAGCTCGTGGAGGGGTTTGGGCATCTCAAATCAACTCCATTGGATGAAGACACGACCACGCGCACCCGCGCCGCCTGCCCCAGAGCCGCCATCAAGCCGCCCGTCGCCACCTTCCCCCACAACGACAGTCAAAGAAGTGCCGGGAATGACATCTCCGGGGGAATATACGCTGCGCACATACGCACCGCCGCCACCGCCACCACCTTCGCCGTTGCCGTAGCCGCCTCGACCGCCGCCGCCGTCAACAGTCCCAAACGGATCGCCAGAGTAGTTTGGCTCCAACCCAAGATTGAGCCTGCGCCCATCTCGGCCACCAAACCACACGCCAGAAGCCCGAAGGCTGCCTTGCTCGCCGTTCCAATTTACGTCATTGCCACCGCTGGCAACGCCGCCCGCCACCTTGATTGCACCGCCGCCGTTGTTGCGGCTTTTCCCGCCCGCGCCGCCGCCTGCGCTTAGGCTAAGTTCGGAAATCGTGCTGGCCTCTCCGGGGTCACCATCGCCAAGGTTAAACCCCCCGCCGCCCGAGCCGCCCGCGCCCCAAACCTCGACGGTCAGCGTGTTGTAATTCGGGACAATAAATGTGTCCGAGCCGACCGTGGTGAAGTCCTGAGAGCCAGAAACAACGGGTTCCGCCGCGGATGGGTTGAACATGCCCGGAAGCATTAGGAGATATTCCTCACAAAAGTAATGAGGATGCGCGTAGACGAAATCACGTCGTAGTAAAGCACATCTTCTGCGCTTGCTGTCGTTGTGAGCGTTTGCGCAGAACCGTTGGCGAACTCGTAGTTGGCTCCGAAGGCCAGCGTCCGCGAGCCTGTGCCGTCCTGCACAACGCGGATGCGCCCGCGCTGCCCGACCTTGGCGTTCGTCGGGCTGTCCAGTGTCCGGTTGCCGCCGAGGGTTACCACGAAGTCAAAGCCCGTGGATAAGTCGAGCGCGATGTTCGCCCCGTCTGTCAACGTGACCTCAGCCATAGCCCCCCAGACCTGATCGGTGGAGAGCAGCTTGTCGGCGGTGTTGCTGCGCCACTGGGCGGCGGTGACCTCATCCAAAGTCACGGCGTCTCCAAGCGTCACGCCGTCCAGCTGGTTCAACTCGGCCGCGTCGGCGGTCACGCCGTCGAGGATGTTCAGCTCCGCCGTGGAGGCTGTGATACCATCCAGCACGTTCAGTTCCGCCGTGCTGACCGTGGCGCCATCGAGGATGTTCAGCTCCGCGGTCGAGGCCGTCACGCCGTCCAACGTATTCAGCTCTGCCGTGTCCAGAGTGGCGCCGTCGAGGATGTTCAGCTCCGACGCCGAGGCTGTCACCCCGAGCGTCGCGAGCGTAGCGACGAAGGTGGCCGTGAGGTCCACGACAGCAGCGCCAGAGCCTGCGCCGTCGCAGTAGACGATCGCACCGCGGCCGGTGGGGACAGTGACGTTGCCTCCGGAGCCTTGGGTGAGCACGACGCTCTCGCCAGAGTCGTTCTTGACGATGTAAGTGCGCTGAGCATCGTTCGGCGCGATCGTGACCGTGTTGGTCCCCGAGGGGGAGCCGCCGAACACCAGAACGCCATACTGGCCGTCCGAGAGGATGCCGTCGGAGATCGTCAGGGTATGCGTCGTCCCCGAAAGCGTAATCGCCCCCGCTTGGGACACCATGCGGTCGATGATCTGCAGGTTGGTGTT